CCTGCTTCTCTGCTAACTGTAATATATGCTCTTTATCTGTTTTACTTATCATGTTTTATCCTTAAATCTCATCCTCTAAATCATCTATTGATATGAATTCTATCTCTTCCTCCTCGATACCTTCAAGGACTTTTGTCACTTCAAACATGCATTCGTGACAATATTCATCTTGTCCAGAGATTCTGATGTAAGTCTCATCAATTATTTCATTACAAGCAATGCATCTCATAACAATCTCCTTTGCTATTATTTATTTGTTACTTTGTTTTATTTCTATCTGTTTATCTAACATATCAAGTGCTTTTTGCATTTCACTTGATAAGTTATCTAAATTTCTACTTGTCTGTTCTAATTGCTTAAACGTTTGCTCTGCAAGAGCGTCAAGGATTGTTGTGGTATACATACCATAACCAACAATCACAAGAAAAGCTGCCACAACGGACAACAATAATATAAACTCTGCTACTCTCATTTTGTATCCTCCTTATACCAATATTCGTTTGTTTTATAGTTTACAAACACAATCTCATTATTTTCGCAGTCTCTGATGTATTCGTCCAACATTTTATCATTACTACCACAGTCAATTAGTTTTTGCCAGCTTTTGTTTTTTTCTTCTTCTATCTCACTCCAACCATCAAATATTTGTTTTATACTTTTTAATGGTTGGTTGGTAATTGGATGATGGTAAAAATATTCCCCATCTTCAACAAACCCATTTATTCCTACATTATCATACATTAAAACAAATCTTTTCATTCCCAACCTCCTTTAGCCAATTGGATTAAAGTATGGAAAACCATATCTATACCCCCTCCTCCTCTTACTACCAAGTAACCGTCTTTATCATTTTTGAAAAAGGTTACTTTGGCGATGAGTTTATTTAAACAATGAAGCTTACCCTGATATTGTACAGAAATTATCACACGCTTTGTAAGTCCGCTTTTTGATACTGACGTGATTACGCAGTACATTTCTTGACCTATTAAATTTTCAAGAAGTTCCTTTTCAAAATCTGTTAGTTTTTGCTTTTTCATTTTGCCTCCTTAATTCTAACTTTCATTTTTTCTTTTCCCTCTTTTCTGCTTCTTCAATTCTTTTTTTTGCTATGTTAAAATAAGTTTCATCAATCTCAATACCTATAAAATTTCGCCCTGTGTTTACACAAGCTACACCAGTAGTTCCGCTTCCCATAGTGAAGTCCAAAACTAACTCACCCTTATTTGTATAGGTCTTGATTAAATATTCCATTAGTGCTACTGGCTTTTGTGTTGGATGTAATCCAACATCATCCCTGCCTCTAACAAATTTTTGTATTGACAGAGGGTGTCTGTCGCCATTATTTATTGTTATAATTTCTCTTCCATTATCCCCGCCATAAACCTCTCCTTTTCTGCCTTGCTTTTGGCTATATGGTATTCCTTTTGTCTTTTGAGGGAAATAGTTGTGTGCTTTTTTACTAAAAACAGATATCATCTCGTGGCTTTTAAACGGACAATATTTTAAGGATGCAAAGTTATAACCACGACCTTTATCCCACACCCAATCATACTTATAATTCTTAATGTTACTCATTCTCAAAGCACTACTAAAAGGTTCACTACCAAACAATACTATTGCACCATTAGGTTTTATCAGTTTGTTTAGTCTTTCCCACATATCAGGAAAAGGAATAACACTATCCCACTTACATGCAGTAGTGCCCTAAGGTGGGTCTGTGATTATTGCATCTACTTTTACACCTTCGTCTATCAGTTTATCCATTACTTCTAAACAATCGCCTTGATATAGTTTATTTATTTCTTTCATATTCTGCCTCCTACCTTTTCCTCATGTTGCTGTCCCAATTTTATTGAGCAGTTTAAAGACTTGCTTAGGTCTTTATGTAGTGTGGTGCCCTGCAATGGTAGCAGGTCGCCTTTATCATAGCTACTTGTACTGCTACCTCGAGGAAGTCGGGGAATGCTGCATCCCATTCATCATTGGAAAACCTCGCAATTTTTTCTATCGACGCCTCTTCTTTCGAGATTCCCGTGATTCTGTAAATGGAAATCTCGAAGTCGCCCCTGTGGTGGTTGGCCTCTATGATGTGGTCACCAACCTCCAGTATAATGAGAGCGTGCGAGCTATTTGCGAGCTCGCCTCGTCCCCTGACATAGACGGCCTTTTTTGGCTGGCCATCTCTGCCAGCTACGATGGTAGCGTATCCCGTGTTGGTACGGCCTCCTCCGGCCTCCCAATATGCGGGATAGCCCTTTTTTGTTTTTTCTACTTTAATTTTTTTCATATAAAGCCTCCTTTTATTTATAAATATTCTAATCCATACAAATCTTCTGGTAATAATTTATCTAATTCATTCTTTAATACTTCTAAGTTTATATTTCGCTCAGAATAGTATTTATTTACAAACTCAATTATACTGTTAATTTCTTTTTGTTTGTCGTAAGCATCAATATCATAACTACCATCTAAATCACTATAATATACAATATCGGTATCAATATACACTTTAAAACATAACGGAGTATCCCAAAATAGGTTATCTATTTTTTGTTTGAGTAACCCACTATTATATTCTGCTCCCGTTACGCTCTCAAACTCTTCAATATTTACATAAACTTCTGCATAGTCACCTTGACAATAGCCCCTTGTTTCTATTATATCATACTCTGCATTATCATCAAACTCACCCGATAGATTGCCACAGTCTGTATAAACAAATTTTCTATCACCAATTCTTTTGAAACTATCGTAAAAATAAAACGCTCCTGAGTCAATATCTTTATGTAGATTGACTTCTAAGTTTACTCCTGTTGTACTCATATTAAAGTTATTCGTAATATTTCTTTTCATATTATCCTCCTTTATTTATAAATCTTCATAAAATTTTATTAAATTCACCATTACTAAGCTTTTGAAAGTATTCTTTGCTATATCAGACAGGTATTTATAAATAGCAACCGTCTGGTTCCTATTTAAATAGATTTCCAGGTCATCAATAAAATATTGTTCAATTGTTCTGTTGCCTATGTAAGCAATTAAATTAAAGTTTCTCTTACCAAATTTAGCTTTTTTGAGGTCCAAGTATTTCATTACAATATTATAGTCCTCTTTTAAGTAGTTGCCGTTTACTATATTGTAAACGGTGCTTTCAAGTTCGCTATTAAACAAAGCCTCTTCAAATACTCTTGCCATTTCTTTTAAATTCTTTTTCATATTGCACCTTCCTTTTATTTATTATTTTTTGTTACTTCTTGAGTGTAATAATATACCATTATCAAAATTTGTCAATAACTTTTTTTAATAAATTTAATATTTTTTATTTTATAATTCTATCAATATTTTATAGCAATATTCTATTATCTTATTAAATATTTTTTTATATAAATTTAAATTAAAGTATCAGAGTGTTTATTTTAATTTAAAATAATTTTAAATTATCTTTTTAATTGATTGATTGATTGAGGATAAAAAAAAGATAAAAAAAAAGCAGGCTTTTAAGCCTGCTCTATTTGAAATACTTCCCAAGCACGGATATTGAATCCGAATCTTTTAACCGGAATTAATTGAAAATCATTATTTTCTACAACAAGGATAAAAGCACCCCTTGTCATAGAATCAAGCAATTTTGTTGCTGTCTTTACATCATCTACAAAAGAAGCTTGCATAAGTAAATCCCTATCAAATACGAGCCTTTTATAACCGGCAGGCTTTCTGTCTACTAACTCGTGGATATTGTTAGCAGGGTCATGCCAATACAAATAAGTTCCATTTTTTAAATTTGCATTGATTAATTCTTTCATTTTATTCCTCCTTCTTTATTGTTAATACTATAATATATCTTTTAAAAAAAAAGTCAAGCAAAAAACAAAAAAAAATATATAAAAAAATTATATAAAAATTAAAATAATATATTTCAGTATATTTATTGCTTTTATTGATGAACTAAACAAGTATATAAAACAATATAACAACCATATGAACGTTATATTAAATACAAGAATATAACTATATTTCGATAAATATAGAAATATGGAAGAAATATAAAAGACATTCAAAAAAGTAGGATATATATATAAAAGAGATATAAAAAAAATGGAAATACAGGAAGAGAAATAAAGAGAAAAGCCAATAATAACAAAAGGTTAGATGAATATGCCATTACAGCCACCTAACTCTTTGCTAACATTACACTTTTTAATCCTACCTATTTTGGAATATACTTATGAGCTTAGCCAGTAGTGGTAAAAATGGTAAAAAGGTAAATTGGTCTTACCAATTATTGATAGAGTGGCATCCACCTTCTTTGTGTATGTAACAACCCGCGCCACCTCAAAAAAGAATTTGGGGAGGGGCTGTTTTATATAAGAGACCTCATATGTGCGATATGGTTTTTGTGTTTTTGGTATGCTGAGGTATATATTTTTATTTTGGCATACTTTTTGCTAATAAATATAATTATATATAATTATATATAATATTAATTATAATTATTATATTATATATAATTTCTTTCATAAAGAAAGAAATTATTAATTAAATAAATATAATTATATAAATATATTCTTTTCTTCTTTAAAAGAAAAGAATAAATATAAATAAATAAATATAAATATAAATAAATATTCTTTCATAAAGAAAGAATATAAATATAAATATTATTATTATTATTTATTCTTTTCATAAAGAAAAGAATAATTATTATTAAATATTATTATTAAATACTATTCTAAAAGAATAGTATTATTAAATAGTTATGTCTTCGACATAACTATATATAATTATATAAATAAATATAAAATACTTTTTAATTATGTAAACTATCTTCTGGATAGTTTACTAATAACTGTTTCCTTTCTGGAAACAGTAATAACTATTCCCTTCAGGAATAGTATTGATATATCTCAGGAAAGAGCAAACTTGTTTCGCCTGCTTCACAAGTTTGCGATATTAACTTTTCAGTATTTATAAGGGTTTCAGAAAAAACAAAGCCATATTTTGCCCTGTGTTGCATTTTTAATGCTTGGCAAGGTAATTACCTTTGAAAAATCTCTCCTCGTCAAATAGGGGCATTTCCTGCCCTCTCAGGGGGTATTATTATATCTTCAAGTATCTATATTTTTACTTACATAATCTATTAGAAAAAAATTAATTAAAGATAAAAAAAAAGTACTTGACATTTTCAAAAAAATATGATATAATATTAGTATAAAATGGAATTATGTGAGGTGTTATGAAGCAAGCAACAATAGACCAGATAATTAATCTTAGAAAGCAAGGTAAGACACTTACTGATATTTCTAATATTACTGGTGTTCCGTTAGCTACAATACACCAAAGATTAAAATATCACGATAAAAAAGAAATAGATAAAGCATTCAGCGAAAATAAAGCAGAAGCTTTTGAAAAGCTCCAAGCTGAAATAGTAAAGACTATGACTTCAAAGGAGCTTAAAGAAATGAGAACTAAAGATAAAATTCAAGCTCTTGCTATACTTAATGACCAAGTTAGGAAAGAAAGAGGGCTTGACGAAAATAAAGGGGTTACTATCAATATTGGGCTTCTCAATGAAGTTTATGAAAGGGCTGTCTCCTTCTTGGAGGATAAATGAGCAGGAAGTATTTAGATTTAGTTAAAGACCCTAAGACATTTGAAAAAATACTTACTCAAGGTAAAAGTAATCTTGTTGAATTTTATAAATTATTTTTATGTGAAAAAGAAGAATATAAACAACCAGCTGATTTTCATTATAAACTATCTGACTTACTCCTCAATGATGATAGACATTTTGCTATAGAGGCTTTCAGGGAAAGTGGTAAATCTTCTTATGCTATGAGGGCTTTTCCTCTTTATAATATACTGTTTCCAAAAAAGAAAAAGTTCTATATGTTGATTATTAAATCTTCTGCTACAGATAGTGCAAGAGTTATCAAGCAGATAGCTGAAGAAGTTAAAAGTAATCCACTAATTGCCTTCAGGGTTGATAGAGTTGTACAAGAGACTTTAAATGATGGTGGTGCTTATGAAGTAATTCTCAAAGGCAATCAAAGAGTTAGAATAGAAGGCAAAGGTAAAGGCTCTTCAGTTAGAGGTAGTTTATGGGGTAATAAACGTCCCGATATTGTTCTAATTGATGACCCACAAGACGTTGCTGATATGATGTCAGATACTACACTTGAAAAGGATTGGGATTGGTTTTTAAGTGATATTTTATATTTATCAAAATCAGGAAGATTGTTTATTATAGGAAACAATTTAGGTGAAAAATGTATAATAGAAAGAGTAATAAATAATAAAGATGAACTTGGTTTTGAGACAATGAAAATAGCAGTATTGGATGAAAATGGAGAACCTACTTGGAAGTCTCAATATTCAAAAAAAGAAATAGACTTTAAGCTTGAGAATGCTAAAAAGCTTAATAAGTTAGACGTAATAATGAGAGAGCTTTTTTGTGTAGCATTACCTGATGAGTATAAAACATTTAAAAAAGAATGGTTTAAATACTATTCACCTGCTGATAAAGATAAAATTAAAAGAACAACAAACAAGTATATAGTTACAGATTTAGCTATATCAGAAAAGAAAACTGCTGACTATTCAGTAATAATGGTTATTGGCGTAAATTCTGAAAATAATATCTTTATCCTGGATTGTGTTTATGGTAGATTTGCTCCTTCAGAGACAATAGATAAAATATTCGAACTTGTGCAAAAATATGATGTATTGAAAGTAGGTATAGAAAAGGTAGCTTTTCAATCTGCTATGAAACACTTTTTAGAAAAAGAAATGCCACGAAGAAATGTATTTTTTGAACTTATTGACTTAGTTGCTGATAATCAAAAAGAAGTAAGGATAAAAACATTACAACCAAGATTTAAAACTGGAACTATCTGGTTTGAAGAAAATTCTGACTATTTATCAGAACTTGAAAATGAATTACTAACATTTCCTAAGGGACTACACGATGATTTACCTGATGCTCTTGCATATGCTGACCAAATAATTGAAGTACCGATACAGGATAAAAATATGAGTTATTTTGAAGAAGTAGGTTCTTGGAGTGCTTGGTAGGAGGATAAATGAAACTAAAAAAAGATGAAATATTAACTATTGTATCAGGGGATATACAACAAGCAGAACAATATGCTCAAGACCAGATATATCCTGTTGTAAGAGAAAGATACGATATATACAATGCAAGTGATAGTTATTATGAAAAGTTAATGCCAAGACTTCATAAGAAGTCTAAGGTTGTATCAACTGATACAGCAGATGTAATTGAGTGGATTATGCCAAGATTAATGCAGACATTTTTTGGCAGTGATGATGTTGTATCAGTAATAGGAAGAGGGGAGGAAGATGTACCTAAAGCTAATATAATGCAAGAACTTTGTAATTACCAGCTTAATATTTTAAACAATGGTTTTATGGTATTTTATAAATGGTTTAAAGATGCTCTTATAACAGGTCTTGGTGTTGTAAAATGTTATTGGGATAGGAAATATGGATTTGAGGATATTGACGAATATGTTGGTGAACAACAATTACAACAATTATTACAGGCAGATGATATCGAAGTTAAAAGTTATGATATAGTTTCTCAAGACCCCCAAACTTTAAACAATATATATTCTGTTAAATATAGATTAAAAAAAGTTACTAAAAATCAACCTGTTATTGAAAATGTACCTATAACAGAGTTTTTGTATGACTATACTGCTAAAACAATAGAAGAGGCTAAATATGTAATACATAAGAAAAAAGTAACAATAGATTATCTCAAAAGACAAGCAGAAAAAGGTGTATATGATAAAAAGCTTGTAGATGAAATAGCAGAAAATGCTACTACTGAAAATGATGAATATGATGAGTTTTATATAACAGGTCAAGACGATAAAGTTAATTATTTACAAAATGAAGCACAACCTTCAAGAAATAATATATACTTATATGAATGTTACGAGAAACTTGATATTAACGACGATGGGAAACTTGAAGATGTTATAGTTACAATAGCTGGGAATAAAGTATTGCGTATTGAAGAGAATACATATGGTAGAACTACATTCTTTACATTATCTGCAATTCTTGAGCCTTATAAAATATTTGGCAAAGGATTTTCTGATATTGTAGGACAAATACAAAATCTTAAAACAGCATTAATGAAAGAGCTTGTAACAAACCTTGCTTTATCAAATGAAAGTAAGTTATTATTAAGAGAAGATGCTATTTATGTAGAAGATTTATTAAATAATAGACCTTTCTTAAGAGTAAGAGCTAATGTACCTAATATACATAATGTTGTAACTCCTTTAACACCAAAGCCTATTCATCAGCTTACTATGCCTATGCTTGAGTATTTAGACTATACAAAAGAGAACAGAAGCGGTATCACAAGATATTCTCAAGGTATGGATGCTTCAAGTTTAAACAAAACTGCTACTGGTATAACTCAAATAATGCAGGCTTCAAACCAAAGGCTTGAGCTTATTATACGTATATTTGCTGAAACAGGTATAAGACAATTATTTGGATTTTTAGTTCAATTAAATCAAAAGTTTATAGATAAAGAACAGGTGATTAGACTTACTAACCAGCAATATACTATTACACCGGATGATTTAGATGGTAAGTTTGATTTAATAGTAAATGCTGGCATTAGTATGGGGACTCCTGATAAACAATTACAGGCATTACAAATGATGATGGCACATACTATGCAAGTACTTATGCCAGCTGGGTTAGCTACTCCTGAGCATATACATAATTTAACTAAGATTATGTATGAGAAACTTGGGTATAAAAATGTCCACGACTTTATGGTTACACCTGAGCAATTACAGCAACAGATGCAACAACAGCAAATGGCCGGTATGCAACAGCAAAATATACCTACTGGGGGCATACAACAAGAACCTCAACAAAAGCAACAAGTTGACCCTGCTCAATTACAAGCTATGATGGGGGTTTTAAATGGATAGTTATGAAAGAATAGCACAAGCTATTGTAAAAGCTAATCTGTCAAAAGAATTATTGAAAGTATTAGATGGTGTATTTAAAGATATAATAAATGATATTTATGATGAATGGATTGTTGCTACTGAAAGTGAGTGGCATAAATTGAGAATAGAATTAACTATAATCAACAAAATAAAAGATAAATTGTTGACAGCCATTGATAATGGTATGGTGGCTGAAGATGAACTAAAATATAAGGAGGAAAACAATGGATGACACTCTTAACAAAGAGCAAGTCATAGAGCAACCAACTAAACAACCTATGACTGAGCAGGAAAGTAAAATATTTTTAAATGACAAAGGTGAGATTGAAGGAGATTTAGGTTGGGAGGTTGCTGATGAACCTGAACAAACTGAAGCAAAAGATATCCCAGATATCACAGAAAGCGGAGAAGGAGAAGAAGAAAACTCTGAAGAAGAAGCTCAAGAAGAAGCAACAGCAACAGAACAAGAAGCTGAAGACAACACTACTGTAGAACCTGAGAATAAATACTATACTCTTGATGAAATTAAAGAACTTGGCATTGATAAATTAGACCCTAAAAAAATACCTGAAGAGCTTGTGCCTTTTTATAAATCAATGCAAGCTGATTATACAAGAAAAACACAAAAAGTTGCTGATATAAAAAAGAAAGCGTTAGAATTAGTTAAACAAGTAGCTGTAAAACCTTTACAATCATTGCCAACATATGTTGCTCAAGCTATACTACAGCAAGCAGACTCTTTGGCAAAAGAAAAATTAGGTGAAGATGTGGATGAGTTTGACAGTAACTACTTGGCACTTAAAAGTTTGTATGCACAAGACTTGGCAACTAACTACCAAAATCAGGTACGAGTTGAGCAAGCATTGCAGACAGCTGAGCAAATGCTAAGAGCTACTGAACCTAACTATCCTGCTATTGAGCAATTAGCTATTCAAGCATTGGCAAACATGCCACACGAGAAAGTAATGGAAATCCAGCAAGCAAAAGCCACTGGGAATATTGAACCATTACTTGAGTTGTTTGAAACAGCAAGAGAAATGTTTTATGCCGGGTATAAGCCCCAAGTACAACAACAACAACAAACAGACACTTTAATACAAAAGCCTAAACAACAGGCAAGGAAACAAGTTATACCACCTGTTGTAGAAGGTAGCGGTACTGGCGAAATAGAGCCAAAAAAGCCTAAAATAAAGGCTAATGATTTACAATTTAAATCAACAGAGGAACAAGCTAAAATGCTTATAGAAATGGGATTAATTTAAAATTAGGAGGAATGTATTATGGCTAACATAAATACTTACACAGCAGTCGGAAATAGAGAGGATTTGTCCGACATTATAACTAATATTGCAGTAAAAGAAACACCAATCTTTTCTATGTTTGGAAAAGAAAAGGCAACAGGCACTTACCACGAATGGCTTGAAGATGACTTGAGAGCACCTAAAGACAATGCTATGGTAGAAGGAGGGGATTACACAGTAGAAGCATCTTCACCAAGAGTTAGAAAAGGTAACTACACACAAATCTTTACTCAGGCTTATGGTGTTACTAAGACACAAGAAGCTGTTATGAAGGCAGGAGTTAAATCTGAAATAGCTTATCAAATGGCTAAGGCTATGAAAGAAATAGCCAGAGATGTTGAGAAAGCTATTATAGAGAACTCTGCTGCAGTTGCTGGAGATGCTACTACAACTGCAAGAAAAATGGGTGGTATCCCTGCTCAAGTATCAACAAATGTTCTTAGTAATGGTGGAACTCCAAGAGCATTTACAGAAGACTTACTTAATGATGGTATTCAAGCTGCTTGGGATGCAGGTGGAGACCCTGATACTGTGGTTGTAAACGGCGCTAAAAAGAGACTTATTTCATCTTTCACAGCAGGCACTACTAAAAATGTAGATGCAAAAGATAAGAAACTTATTGCAGCTGTTGATGTGTATGAGAGTGATTTTGGTCTTGTGAAGATTATAGCAGATAGGTGGATGGTTAATGATAAAGTTTATATATTATCCAAAGACTACTGGAAAACTGCTTACTTGAGACCGTTTACTCAAGAAGATTTACAGCCACAAGGTTCAAGAAAAGAAAAGGTAATTGAGGGTGAGCTTACTCTTGTTGGTAGAGCAGAGAAAGCAAACGCAATTATCACAGACTTATCTTAATTTATTTTGGGGGCGCTATGCCCCCATATATTAAAGAGGGCATATGTATAAACAACTAATAGATATAGATGATAAACAAGTTAAAGTAACAAATATTATAGACCATACATCTTTATTGGAACAAAATAAAGAAGAAGCTAAGTATAATGATGGTTTTACTGCAAAAAGAACAATGAGAAAAGTAGCTTCAATTCCAATAGATGTATTTATCTCTATGGGTGAAAAAGGTGTTGAGATATACAATGACCCTGTAAAACTAAGAGAGTTTATAAGACAGCACCCTGAATACAGGACAAGCGGAGGAAAAATATGATTAAAGTTGTTAAAACAAAAAAAGATACAGTGCATTGGCTCTATGGTATTGATGTTAAAGATAAAGATATTGTAGAGATTCCTGATAATCTTTTATCTTTATTTTTACAAGAGGGTTATAAGGAATATAAAGAGATTGAGTCCAATACACAAGAGAATAACACTACACAATTTATATGCAAATATTGTAATAATGAATTTGAAAGTAAAGGTAAATTATTGGCTCATTATAAATCTTGTGAGGAAAGAAAATGACAGTCGCAGAGCTTGTAGCTCGAATAAAAAATCTTGGACACGACAAGGCAATGCCTGATGAATATGTGTACCAATTTATAGATAATGCTATTAGAGATATTGAAAGATATGGAACATTTAGTTATCAAGATTACACTGAGACTGTAACTGTGCAGGCTAATAGTACGTTAGTACCAACAAAATATAATGTAATAAAAGTAATATCAATATATGGTCTTGACACAGATGCTTATTATGTTAAAAATGGAAAGTTGTATTTAACCTCAGCTCCAAGTACAAACACACAATACAAAGTTAGATATATATTAAAACACCCTATTTTTGATGGTTCTGAGACTAATAGGCTTATAAACAATGATACTGTTCTGCTATATGGTGGTGTTTATTATTTAATGTTGCATAACCAAGACCCGGCAACAGCTATATATAGAGAAATGTTTTTTAATGAATTAGATAAATATTATCAAGCTGATATATACAATAAAGATTTAGAAGATGAAACAGACTGGTTTCCTAATATAGACTCTTTGGGGATATAAATGGGTACATGGATAAAAGAGCAACAAATAACCTTAAATAAGTTTAAAACTGTTAATACATACTTTAGACCTTTTAAACTAACTACTGACCATTTGTCTTTTGCTATGAATATTGACTTTACTGAGGATGGTAAGATTACACAAAGGGCTGGCAGTGTACTTGTAAATACTTTTGTAGCTGACACTTGCCTAACGACTTGGAATGAGATTAGAGATGGTGAGGTATACGAAAGACTTTTAGCCAAAAGTAATGATACTTTGTATATGTATAATGATACTACAAATACTTTTGAAAGTATTTATACAGGTTTACCAACTTCAGGTACTTTTGGTGGTATAGGGTATGTAAATAAGTTTGTATTTAACTGCGGTGCTAATATTTATATATTACAGTATAATTCTACAACAGGTGTATATGAAGTAACAAATATAACACAAATTAATCCAAGTAATACGTGGCAGGCTAAAAGTAGTTTTTATGAAGTATTTGCTGAGAGGGTATGGCTTGGTGGTGATGGCACTGAGAATGTGTATTTCTCTTCAGTAGGAGACCCAACTACTTGGGGTATCAATGATTTTATTGCTTTTTCAGGTAAGGTTACTGCTATAAAAGCTGTGTCTGATTATTTATTTATTGGCACAGATAGGGGACTTTATAAAATAACTCAAACTGGTGATACAACTGTCCCATTTAAAGTAGACTTATTATCTAATATAGGTGTGGCATATAATGGTATTTTTATTCTTAAAGCTACAACTGTTGGTGCTATTCTTGTTAATGGAAGAGTTTTAGCGTTTGATAGTTATATTCAATCAGGAAACCAAGTAGATGATACACTTGGTATGCCAATACAAGATGTATTAAATAGTATTGATAAATTTAACTATGCCAGTGTTTCTAATATAGGAGATAAAATATACTTTTCTTACACTTTAAATAATAATTTGTATAATATTGGAACTATAGTTTTAAACACAAATACTTTAGGGTGGTCTTTTTACTCAATTAAAATGGATTGGGTAACTAAATACAAAGGCGCAGTATATTTCAGTACAGGTTCATCTGTATATAAATTAGATAGTCTTGTATACACTGATAATGGTAACGAGTTTGAGTGTTTTATAATAACACCTATCTTTGGTGGTGAAACTGCAGAGATACAAAAAAACTGGAGAAAATTATACATTACAACTGAAAGTAAGACAAAGACTAAATTTGACTTTGGTTATTATATAAACCTATCCCAGCTTGAGAGAGATATGGGGAATAAAGAGTTTTATGCTTCTGACGCAAGGCTTGGGTTTGCATACTTAGGTCAATTTACTTTAGGTGGAACTTGGCTACAACAAGGCAGTTTACCTGTGGATGTCAATTCAAATGGTCTAATGCTTAAAATAACAAAATCAAGTATAGATAGCGACTTTCAAATAAATGATATAAAGCTGACATTTTATGTCAGCTATAGGAGGGGATAGTGGCAATTCAAAGACTTAATAAAACTTTTGTTGATGGTGAGGTATGGGATAGCACTGACATTAACCCTATCTCACAAAAAATAGATGAAACAATAGACCAAGTAAATCTTAATACTGATGAGATAGTAACAGCAAGAAATGGTGAAGTAGATTTAAATACAAGAATAAATCTTGCACAATCTTCTGCCGGTGTGTCCGCAACTAATGCAGCCAATAGTGCTGCAGCTGCTGCTACGTCAGAAGCTAATGCGGCAAATAGTGCAAGTGCAGCTGCTACAAGTGAAGCAAACGCATTAAGCTACAAGAATACAGCTGAAACAGCAAAAAATAATGCTCTTACATATTCTAATGACTCTTACGGTTGGGCTAATACAGCTGAAAATACACAATTTACCGATAGTCAAAGTAGAAGCGGATACAGCTCTTATCATTTTGCTCAAAAGGCAAGTGCAAGTGCGGCAGATGCCGCTAATAGTGCGAGTGCGGCGGCGACTTCAGCAAGTAATGCTGCGACTTCAGAGAGTAACGCATTGTCTTATTTAAACGATTTTAAAGGGAGATACTATGGTGCTTACTCTTCAGACCCTGCTACCGACCCTTTAGGTAATCCTGTTGATACTGGTGATGTATATTACAACACAACAGAAAACAAGCTAAAGTACTGGACAGGCAGTACTTGGGGCTACTGGAGTCAGGATGCTGATACTGTGGATGGTTATCATGCATCATCATTTCTTCAAGCTTCTTCATATACTGCTTCCGATGTTTTAACAAAGATAAAAACAGTGGATGGCAGCGGAAGTGGTTTAGATGCTGATACAATAGATACATACCACGCATCACAAACTCCAACAGCAAATGCAATACCTGTTGCTGATAATAACGGGCATATCAATCAATGGGTTTCACAAGGTGCAGGCAGTGGGTTGGATGCGGATATGTTGGATGGCAAAGATTCGTCTTACTATGCTGCTGCTACCGAAGTAAACTCCAAAGTATCCAAAAGTGGAGATACTATCAATGGCAACCTGACTGTAAACGGCACTATAAATGGCACAGCAGTCACTCAAAGCCCTGTTGACACTACATCTGGGAGACTGTTAAAAGTAGGGGATTTTGGGATAAATTCAACTTTATATACAATATATGTTAGCAATACTGGAGATGACTCTACAGGGGATGGGTCTCAAAGTAATCCGTTTTTTACTATTAAGCGTGCTTTACAACTTGTTAACACCCGTAAAGATGATATATTTAGAATTATAGTTAGTGACTCTTCTGAAGAAACTCCAGTTGCTTTTAGTGAAAGTCCCGATGATGTTATAAAGATTACTAATAAAGCAGTAAGTATAGAATCTTCATCAACCTTTACACCTTATTTTCTAAATTGGAATGGAAGTATTATTTTAAACAACTCTATGTTAGATTTGGCAGGGAGGCTTGGCGGATACACCAGATCGGGTAATATAAAAATAACTTCTTCCCAATTTATTATAGAACCTAAAGGTAAGAACACTGTAATGTTAGGAAGTTACTTTGCTTCGGTGATTATTTTTAATAAGGATAATTCTTCTTTAGTTTATCAAACTTATAATGGTAACTTAGGAGAAGTTGAGATAGTTTGTGGGTATAGACAAAGGTTTGAAGTAGCAGCAGGAGTTACAGGAGCGAGATTTAATTCTTGGGATATTAATTATGTGCCTTTAAAAATTACGAATTTTAATAGATACGCCACTTACATAGACCCTAATATAGACTCAACAAGCGGTGTAATCTATACTCACGAATTGTATCATAGAAAAAATATCATAGGCACTGTATCTCAATCAGGGGGTGTGCCTACTGGGGCTATAATAGAAACAGGGAGCAATGCAAACGGGGAGTATGTAAGATTTGCTAATGGAACACAGATTGCCACGAATAGTAATAACGCTATAACAACATCCCCAGCTACTTTTACAGGAACAATAACAA